CAGAAAAACTTCAATGAAATCAATGACTTACGGGCGGCGGCCTCCGCCGCTAAGTCCTTGATTTATAAGGCTTTTTTCTTGCCTGCAAAAAGCGTGCCATTACTCCCATCCTAGACGCTTAGAAATTTGTGGCGTAAACCCATGAAACCTATTGTTAAAGATTTCAAAGTATGGTAGCGTTTTGTTGAAGTAGGGATGCCCAGGGGGGGCAAAGCGCCAAAGCCGCGCCATTTCAAGCTGAGATAATGCCTCAATCTCCGCCACAATTTTAGGGTCAGTCATCATTCGTCGCTCCCGTAGTATCCATAATCTTCGTCCGTGCCGAATCCGGCAGAAGCCATCGCCGAGTCGAAATCGCCATCCATGGATTCGTCCATTTCCGGGTCGATATCGTCTTCGACGTCGTCACCGTTGAAATCGTCGTCGTCGTAATCCGCGTCGCGGCAATCCTGGCAGAATTTGTGAGCACAGAACAGCGAGCGAAAATCCTGGCCGCAGGAACCGCAAGTAGTAACGGGCGAACAGAGGTAGCAAACCGAGCCTTCGGTTTCAGAGCAGGTTTCAGCGCACATAATGCAGGTATTCATCACATCAACTCCTTTACAATGAAACCAGTATATAGCAAATACAGACAGACTCAACAAATATATCTGCTATCTAATTAACTAAATCGCTTGACATACCGCATGCTGGTGTGGTAAAATCGGCGCTTTTTGGCATGCTGTCAATAACCCCTTATAAATCAAGGGGTTACGAGCGGACGCCTCCGCCGCTAAGTCCTTGATTTATAAGGATATTTAGTTCTTGACAAAGCGTTAGGGGTACAGTAGCGCCGCCCGAATATCCGCCCAGCTGCACGCTACTGCCCCCCAACGAAACTGTTAGCGGTACTGCTCCTTGCGATCATCTTCGTTCCATTCCTCGGGAGTAAGTCCCGTCATCAGGAACTCACGCTGATCCGCGTCAAGATCGGGGAATGCGTTTTGAATCAACGCACCACGATATTTCCAGTTGTCAAGGCAGCCTCGGAACGTGGATGCACCTACAGGCATTTCCATGTCAAGGACTTTTTCATCCAGGAAACGAAACAGCGTTACAAGGCATCGGCCTTCGCGGACCGGAATCACTTCGAGAATCTTCGTCATTTGCATTTTAGTACGCTCCTAGCGCAGGGGAGTAAGTGTTAGTCCGATCGCTGTAGAACAGCGAAGGCACAACGTCGCCCATCATCATTTGATGTAACCAGTCAACGGCTTCCTCGTTGGTCAGCCCATAGCTATAATCGAAGCCACAGTGTGGCGTCGAGCCGCACAGATCCGTAAACAGTTTCCAGAAAGTGGCTTGCAGCACAAGGTGAGCGTTTTGCACCTGACAGGCGTTGAGAACTTGCATAGATCCTCCTAGGATCGCGCGTTGGATTTTAATATCAGAGTTCATGTTGCACATAATACCCTAATCCGTGAGCAACGCCCTACCGTTCGTCGGCGTTTTGCTACCGTTCGTCGGCTGGCTTCTGGCACGCTTATTGCCACAGACGCGACATCCCACCAGAAAAACTTCAATGAAATCAATGACTTACGCGCGGCGGCCTCCGCCGCTAACCTATTGATATATAAGGGAATTTAGTTCTTGACAAACGGTGTCCAGTAGTGTAGTGCCTCTGCTCTTGCGATCTTGAGGTTAGGGCTGATGGTATGCTCTAGCATAACATTACCCTCTAACAGGTATATTGTCAAGTACCCTAGGCCGCCTATCATGGAAAACCTAAATCGGTATTTGGTGTTTTCCCAAATATCATACACGACAGGCTTAGGGAATTTTTTCATTTCTTGCCCCATGCTTTCACATCGAACGTGAAGGTTACACCGACCATGCTCTTGTCCATGCGAACACAGATCAAGCGGATCGCTTCGCGACGCTTTTCTTCTTGAGTCATTTTGATTTCCTTGTCCATGTGAAGAAGTATACGCTTGTTTACCGAAAGTAGGCTACCGTTCGTCGGCTAAAACATACCGTTCGTCGGCTGGCTTTAGGGGGCCTCTACCCTAGTAACAATCCCTTGTCAACCCATTCGCTTAGAATCTCTTGGGCTATCGAAGCCTCAAGCTCAGAACGATTGAGCATTGCCACCTTACCGTTGGTCATGGTAACATCGTGTCCCTGTGCCTTGGCCCAATGGTATGCGTTGCTAGCGCATCGTGCGTGACTAATGAATAGCCGAACGCTGAGGTCATCTTCATGAACAGTGATTACATAACCCATCATCATTATCCCCTTATCCTCAATACAAAGTATTGTATCATAAATTTAGTATTCATGTCAACAATCATTTTTGCGAAGGGGGGGCGGTTATGAGACTAGCATGTTGTAGCACGCTCGATCTACTCCTCACGTACAACTTTTTAAAAAGTTGAGAAGACCAAGGCGCTGTACGTACCGTACAGCACCACGTACAACTTTTTAAAAAGTTGAGAAGGCGCTGTACGTACCGTACGTACAACTTTTTAAAAATACGTACCACTACTATAAAAAAAATAATGTTTGACAAACATGTCCTAATCAATTATAATTTCTAAATGCAATTAATAAAAATTGATCCAGAAAATCTTGAAGTAGCGAACTCTTACCTACAAGAGGGCAGCCTGCAAAATGTGGCCAAAGCCATGGGAATCAGCATGCACGAGGTTTCTAGTATCCTAAATAAGCGAGAGGTTAAAGCTTACATAGATTCCATTTACTTGGACCTGGGTTACCGAAACCGATTCAAACTTGCAGAAACCTTAGATAAGATGATAGATCAGAAGATGGAAGAGGCGGAAGAATCTGGAGTATATACTAGTAAAGACTTAGCAGATCTGTTGCTCATGGCCCATAAGATGAGAATGGATGAAATAAAAGCCATGACAGAAAGAATAAAAACAGAAACTGTCGTACACCAGACTAACGTCCAGATTAATGAGACCCCGTTTGGCCAAGGTAATTACGGCAAGTTGATGGAAAAGTTACTACAACATGATAGTCAAATTATTTAGTATATTATTTCGATGGCTAGTGCCCCCTACAATGAATGCAACTCCAGAGTCTGTGTACGAGTGGAGGCTGGGGGTTACGGCTGTACTAGTGTGCCTAATATTTGTTTCAGGGTATCACTTTATGAGTATAAAAGGGATGCCCCCATTTTCTATAGAAGAGAGAGTTGTACACATACACGATATAGAAGTAATAAAAAAGGATATAGAAAGCATTAGGGATATTCAAGTGACTGCTCAGCTTATCAGCATGCAAAAAGATCGTTGCTCTGCAGCAGCGGAACTAAAAGAACTATTAACCCGTGAAATAACAAATATGAAAATTAGCTTTAAAAACAAAAACGGTTTCGAGTTTCCACTACCTGAATGTTCTGAGTTCTAATGCAGGTATCTAGACCCGAGATCTCCGTTACAGAGATCAATGAAAATAAAAATTTTATTAAACTCCCGATAAAACCATACCTAGACCTACTAGGTATTGCGCCGATACCTTCTCAGATAGCGATTATCAATGCGGTACAGTCTTTGACGTACAGATTCATAGTAGCCGCTATTTCTAGACGTCAGGGTAAAACTTTTATTGCTAATATTATAGGCCAGATGGTTACTTTAATGCCGGGGTCTAACGTATTAGTTATGGCCCCGAATTACAACTTGTCCCAGATCAGCTTTGATCTCCAGAGACAATTGATCAACCACTTTGACCTAGAAGTGGCAAAAGACAATGCGAAAGATCGTATAATTGAATTAGAGAACGGGTCTACTATACGCATGGGGTCTGTCAATCAGGTGGATTCTTCAGTAGGTAGGTCTTATGACCTCATAATATTTGACGAGGCCGCTCTCGCCGACGGGGAAGAGGCCTTTAATGTAGCGCTTAGGCCTACCTTGGACAAGCCTAACTCAAAAGCTATATTCATTTCCACACCACGGGGCAAGAACAACTGGTTCGCTAGATTCTGGCAGCGCGGGTTCTCCGACCTCTATCCCGCTTGGTGCTCTATCAAGGCTACTTATCAAGATAACCCACGAGAATCGATAGAGAATATCACGGAAGCTCGCAGAACTATGTCGGATGCTGAATTTCGACAGGAGTATCTAGCCGACTTTAACGTGTTCGAAGGTCAGATCTGGAGATTTGACGCTGCTAAATGCGTTGCAGACTTACAAGCATTTGAAATCACTGGTAAAATGGATGTTATAGGTGGGCTAGACGTTGGATTTAGGGACCCTACAGCCTTCTGCATCATAGTATATGACTGGGACTCGGGAAAATTCTACCTAGTGGACGAGTATCTACACGCGGAAAAGACTACGGAAGGGCACGCCTTCCAGCTTCGGCGCCTAATGGAGAAGTGGAACCCCGATTTTATCTTTATAGACTCTGCCAATCAACAGGTTCGCTACGACCTGGCACAAAATTACGATATAACAACCACTAATGCCGACAAAGACGTACTCTCAGGCATTGGATTCGTAGGTGGAATAGTTGAGAACAACAATCTTATCATTAGTTCAGAATGTAAGCATGCGATTGCTGCTATGGACCAGTATCAGTGGGATGCAAATCCTAACTTAATGAAGGAGAAACCCAAGCATAATGACGCCTGCCACATGGCGGACGCAATCAGATATGCTGTATACTCGTTTAAAACTTCTAATGGGATATACTAGAGGTGAAAAAATTTAATGGTTGACATTAACGTTACTATTCTCTATAATTTAAAATGACAGAACTAAAACGTGATCTTATTAAATATATAAGGGACAGGGCAAAAAGCAGATATAAGAAAGATAACTCGTGTTTCATTTGTGGGTCATCAGATAATCTGGACTTTCATCATTTTAATAGCTTAACAGAGTTATTAAACGCATGGCTAGGGAAGAATAAGTTTAACCCAGCTTCCGCAGATGAGATAATGAGCATTCGAGATGAATTCATAGAACAACACTCACGGGAATTGTACGATGAGGCTTTAACTCTCTGTCACTTACATCACTTAAAACTTCATTCTATTTATGGAAAGAACCCCCCACTAGCTACTGCTAAAAAGCAGGTTCGGTGGGTGCAGATACAGAGAGATAAATATGCGGGACGCAGTGATTAAATGGGCCATTGGAACTATACTAGCGGTAGGTAGCATAGGGCTGCTCTACGCCGGCGACTCTCACTATGTTACTGGAGCTAGATATGTCAGTGATCAAAACGAACAGATATTAAGAGATAACAGGGCTGAAATTAGAAACTTGGATAGTCGTATATTAGATATAGAATCTGAACTTGAGTATGGTAATGTTTCTTCGGAACGAAGGGCTATATTAGAGAATCAGCTAAAACTATTAGAAAGTCAAAAAGAGTCTATAATGCTAGAAATACAAACATGAAATGGTGGTTTCAAGAAAAGCTCAATCCCATACAACCTGCGATTGCAATAGCTGAGGGGGACGCAGTATCGTCTAGGGAAAATCCTGTATCATATCGTAATCAGTACGAAACCTTAGAAGTAGTAAATCGTGCTGTTAATATGATTGTAGATGACGTGTCAGAAGTAAAACTTAAAATAGGGGATAAATTAAAAGGCATAGACCCCGTAGGGCGTAGCGGGTCTATAGATAATGGACGGATAGTTCCTATCTTTAGGAAACAACAGGTTAGTGACTTAATAAACATCCAGCCCAATCCTTACCAGGATGTAAATACATTTAAAAGCAACTTACTAGTAGATTACCTAATAGATGGCAATGCATTTATCTACTTTGACGGGGCGTATCTTTACCAGCTCCCAGCAGTTAATACTGCTATAGTACCCCATAAAACAGAATATGTAAAAGAGTATGTATATAGTTCAGACGGTACAGATACTAGATTTTTACCGCATGAAATCATACATATCAAAGAAAATTCTTTAAACTCAGTATACCGTGGCACTTCGCGCCTACGCCCGGCTTACCGTACTATGGTATTGTTGGGCAAAATGCGGAAATTCCAGGAAAACTTTTTCGATAACGGAGCAGTTCCTGGACTAGTAATCAAGAGCCCAAACACTTTAAGCGACAAAGTAAAAGAAAGAATGTTGCAGACATGGGTCACTAGATACAGACCAGATGCCGGGGGCCGTCGCCCCATAATTCTAGATGGCGGGATAGAGATCGATGCTATTAGTAATGTGACCTTCCAGGAGATGGATTTCCAAAACTCGGTAACCGCTTTAGAGAATATAATACTAAAAGCTATTGGAATACCACCCCTCCTACTAGACTCGGGAAACAACGCTAACATACGTCCCAACCACAGACTGTACTATCTAGAAACAATCGTACCAATCTTACATAAATTCGTATACGCGTATCAGCGTTATTTCGGCTTTGAGATATGGGAAGATGTTACAGACACTCAGGCGCTACAACCCGAACTGGCAGACCAAGCGGGATACTACGCTTCCTTAGTTAATAATGGAATCATAACGCCTAACGAAGCCAGAATCGACCTTGGTAGAGCGTCAATGCCTGGACAAGACGAACTACGCGTACCACAAAATATAGCTGGTAGTGCCACAAATCCTAGCATAGGTGGCAAGCCTCCGAGCGCTTCAAATGGATAATTATCTAGATGTAGGGATTCCTCGAAGACGAAGACGCCACCTTAGAATAATAAAACAAGGAGGCGTTTGGGGTACTATGAGGCATTTAGGGATGGTAGGTAGAGCACCTACACTTTTTGGTACTTTTTATCCAGTTCAAAGTAAATTAGCGATAACAGGAAATATACCTATATCGCTGGTTAAGTAAAGGAGAATTTATGAGAGGTTTAGTATTACAACAAGTCGCGGAGTACTTTGCCTCTAAAGGCAGGTACATGAGTTATGAGGAGTATAAGGGGCAAACAGACACTCCTGTGAGTGCAGCCGTGCTAAAGAGAGCCATTGGGGGTTCTTGGAAAAGAGCAGAGGCTAGAATTGAAAAATATTTTCCAGAACTAGCAGCTAAAATTGCTAGTGGTCCTGTTGTAGAGCCTGTTGTAGAGCCTGTTGTAGAGCCTGTTGTAGAGCCTGTTGTAGAGCCTGTTGTAGAGCCTCCTGCGGCCGCAGTTAAAGCTGTAGGTAAGAAATGATTAAGCAGTTCTTTTTAGACGCTACCTTAAAATCACAGGAACAGCCAGATGGCTCGATTCTAATAGAAGGGATGGCCAGCACCACGGGGATGGATCGCGTTGGAGATATTATCCTATCTGACGCGTGGACTAAAAGTAACGGGCTTGTTAATTACAAAAGAAACCCTATCGTATTATTTAATCATGACTACTCTAAGCCAATAGGCCGATCAATACAGATACACGCCTCAGAGGAGGGGTTATTTATAAAGGCAATGATTTCTAAAGCGTCGGGAGACGTAGGAAATCTTATTAAGGATGGAGTCCTAGGAGCTTTTTCTGTCGGTTTCAGAATCAAGGACGCTACGTATGACAAAACAACCGACGGGTTTGTAATTAAAGACGCTGAATTATTTGAAGTATCAGTAGTCTCTATCCCAGCAAATCAGGAAGCAGTATTTTCACTCTCAAAATCCTTTGATAAACCGGAAGATTTTGAACAATTTAAGAAGTCAATAGGCCAAGTAATTATTGAAGAAACAGTAATCGCTGTACCTTCAATAATACCTACGCCAATAGAGGCGGCCCCTGCCGCAACCAAGGAGAAAATTAAAATGGATCCAAAAGAACTAGAAGCATTACTAGCTTCAATTGCAGAAAAAACTGCAAAGAGTATGTCAGATGCTCAGGATGCTCGTGAAGCGACTGCTAAAGCAGCTGCTGAACTAGCAACCAAAAAAGCTTCTGAAGACACAGAGCTAGCCCAGAAAATATCTGTGGCTGTTACGACTGGAGCAGAGCGTCTAGTTGCGGACATTGAAAAACGTTTCGCAGAAAAGAATTCTGATCTAGAAAAGATCGTAAACGAACTCAAAGGTGAAATATCCGAAAAGTCTAAAGAAATTCTATCTATTCGCGAATCGAAGCGTGTCTTCGGAGAGCGCGGTAATTCGGACTGGAAAGAGTCATTTAAGAAAGATCTAGACGATGCATACGTTCTAGGACTATGCACTCAAAAGAACTGGATGGATACCAAGTACGGTAAAGATCTTGTTAATAAGGTCAATACTCAAGCCGGTGTTGAAGTATCTTCAGCTGACTTCGAACAGATCGTTTCTACTAATATCGAACGTGATATTCAAAACGAACTGGTGTTAGCACCTCTATTCCGTGAAATTGCGATGAATTCTGCTAGTATGATTCTGCCTATCCTACCAGACGCTGGATACGCTGAATTTACCGCTAACCAATCTGCTAGTGGTATTAGCAAGTCGAAAGGTAACTTAGACCCACGTATCAATACATACGGTTCTGCGTATCTTGGTGTTACGATGACTGAAAGGATTTTAAGTACTAAAAAACTTATCTCCCGTTCGTATATCGGTAACGAAACCGAGGAAGACGCGATTCTACCGATCCTTCCTCTGATCCGAGAAAGCATGGTTCGTTCACACGCACGTGCAGTCGAATCTTCTATCCTAGTAGGTAACCACGCGGACGGTCCGTTCGGTACTGGTGGTGCATCATATGACGGACTAATTTCTATAGCGGATACCGATAACAATCAAACAGCTTATACAGCTAACTTGGCTACCGGAGTTATGACTGCTCTACAATTATTACTAGCCCGTAAAGCTCTTGGTAAGTACGGAGTTCGTGCGGATGATGTAGTTTATATCGTTAGCCAAACATCTTACTTCGAATTGCTACAGGACATAGAATTCCAAGATATGAACCTAGTTGGTAACTTAGCTACTAAGATTAGCGGACAAGTCGGACAAGTATTCGGAAGTAGAGTATTAATCTGTGACGAGTTCAAGACCAAAGCTGCTAACGTATTCTGTGGTGCCGCAGTTTATGCTCGTAACTACCTACGCCCACGTCTACGTGGTCTAGTAGTAGAGTCAGACTACTCTGTTGAAGAACAACGTCGTGTTCTAGTTGCTTCGCAACGATTAGGTTTCATTGATCTAATAGACAATGCGACTTCCGTTCATGGTATACAGTACGCTGCTGCTTAAGTAGTTTAAGGGGGGGAGTTCGCTCCCTCCCAATACTATGGACATTGTAATTGAAATTGAAAGCGGCATTCTTAATGTATTAGGACTTGCTACAATTGTTTACACGTTGGCTAAAATTATGGATTTAATAACTATAGATGAGTACAAAACCCTAAACGGCTTAACGGGCGTAAAGGATGATGAAAAATTGTTAGTACTTATCCCTTCCATTAGCCAACTTGTAAAAAATTATTGCAATAACCCAGTTATTGATTACTTTTCTGTTGACTATACAGAATACTTTGATATACAGTGGGATAGCTATACAGTACAGTTAAAATACGGTCCGGTAACTTCGGTTACTGCTGTATATGAAAGAGAATTAGCTTCTGATCCTTATGAAGCTTTAGTTTATGAAGCGGACTATTGGTTAGATACTATATCTGATAGCATCTTTAGAATATCAGATACCGGTAGATATATTAACTATCCGTTAGGAGTTGGTGCAGTTAAAGTTGTGTACAAATCCGGATATTCCGCAACTCCTACTGATTTGAAACTAGCTGTTAATGACCTAGTTACTTACTACTTAAAAAACGAACACAAAGACAGACGCTCGTTAGGAGCGGCTACTATAGAGTACCCAGGGAATTCAAATGGTGGAAGCTTTCCAGACTACATCAAAAGGGTGCTTGATATTTATAGGCTATGAGTAATAAGATATTTCTGAGTCAGTGGATCACTAGAGTTATCCAGGAAATGAACAAAACTCAAAAAGTAAATGGTAAGGACGCCGTCTACTCAAGAAAAGATATGCAAGAGGAGGCACAACATACTGTAGTGTATATTGATTTTAATAGATATATAGAAGCCTTTAGAAAAAGTTTTAAAGTTATTGAATCACAAAACAAAGAATTATTTAACAGCATTAAAAAAGAAATTGACATGGGAAAATTACAGGAAGTTTTAACCCTTTCTGCGGCCGATATTATAGATTTAAAAGAAAAGCATTTATTAAGGGGGATATACCCCGGACAAGAAGCTCATCGTGTAGCTACAAACAGTTATTTAGTACAATATTTAAAAAAAAGCAGAGTGGGGCCACCACCTACATACATCGTAGAAGAAATTCAAAAACGAATAGCAGGAAGGAACGTAGAGTGGATATATGTAAAAAATCACGCTGCAGCTTTAAAAGTGCGAGCTCGGGTAACTCATATAATTGTTGAGTATATGCTAGCAAGAATCCAAAAAGGTATAAAAGCTCAGGGGTTATCGGAGCTAAAAACCAGTAATAAGATGAAGTTATTTAGAACTGCGTTTACTACAGTTTCAGAAACTAAAACTAAAATTGATTTTCAACTAGAACACGGAACTGAATATTCCCCCTCCTCTGTACAACTAACTTTATTACGGGGGGTACAAGATGCATACTCTAAAGTAGGGGACGATTTAAAACATTTAGTAGCTCCCGCATTTGAGACAATTATCCGAAAAATAAATACTGAATACAAGGTTCAAGTAGATGTAACAAAATTCTATGACCCTAAAACTTTAGCTTTTAAAACTACTGCTTTAATAGAACTTACCTTAGGTGATTGGGAATTAAATGCCAAGCAGGGGGCATCTTTTGAGAAAAACACTAAATCAGTAATAAATAAGTTTGTCCAAGAACTTCCTGACGTGCAACTATCCCCTACAATGAGGGAGCAACTTGTTTCGGGAATTGCTTATATAATTACAGATAAATTATCGCGTTTTTACACAGTAAAGACTACAATACCACCTCCTAAGCCAGAAAATGTAAAAAAAGGAGTAAATAAAACTTCCAAAATTACAACAGAATTTAGAATGTCA